ATGAAAATGCCAAAGCCCGTTAAAAGAGGCGATGTTTACCGTATTCAACTTCAAATTGATGGAAAACGTGTATCTTGCACCCGTGACACCAGTCGAGAATGTGAACAGTGGGCTGCAAAAAAAATATTAGAATCCAAAATAGCTGTCAGAGAAGAAGAGCAAGGGATTAAACCTAAATTTTCCTTTCGAGAGTTGGTTGATCACTACTACGAGCATGTTGGCCAATATAAAGAATCTAAAAGTTCCCGTAGTTGGATTAAAGGTCAGATTAGTATATTTGATGAAAAATTTGGTTTTCTGTCGGGTACGTCTGTGCATGACATTACGCCAAAGCAACTAACCAACTGGCGCAACCGCAGATCTGGAGAGGTTGGGGCGAATACGGTTTTAAAAGAGATCTCTTTTTATAGTGCTGTTTTTACGTATGCGCAAAAAGAGCTGTTTTTGATAGATGAAAACCCGTGGATGCTGATTACCAAGCCGAAGAAGCCAAAAGCACGATCGCGTCGTATTCATAAGTCTGAAATTGAGTTAATGCTGAAAGCTTTGGATTATGAAGTGGGGAATACGCCAGTTTTACCGCAGCATTATGTGGCATGGGGATTTTTATTTGCTTTGGAAACGGCTGTGCGTCGGGGTGAATTAATTACGCTTCAGAAAAAAGATGTGCATGAGCATCATATTCACCTGCCGAAAACCAAGAATGGTGAGCCTCGTAATGTACCTTTGACCGAAGAAGCACGGGCTTTGCTGGATTTGATTAAGCATGATGGTAAAAAGGTGATTCCACAGTCTGAAAATGCGTTTCGGTTGATGTGGGAAAGACGAAAGGAAGCTGTGGGTTTGAGTGGTCTGCATTTTCACGACACCCGACACGAAGCCATTACGCGGATGGTTCGGGTTAGAAAATTGCCTGTAGAGGTGTTGGCCAAGATAACCGGACACAAGAAAATTGATGTGTTGGTAAATACTTACTACAACCCAAATGCAGATGATTTGGTTGAAGCGTTTAACAGGCATAATTAAACCCGCGCAAGGCGGGTGATTAATTGGTTTTTCTTATTCCTTTCTGCGTCTATGGGTGCGAGAGGTTTTGGACAGCATGGCATCTGCCAGTTCAGGGTCATATAAATGTTTACCACAGGTTCCCTGGTTAATGGTTGCCAGTTTGGTTCGGACTGTGGTATTGGATAAACCATATTTTTCGGCAAGTTCTGAGGCAGATACGAGTTTACGTTTACCTAAATTTAGGGCTGTGACTTTGCCACCAAAGAGTTTTTGACCCAGTAAAATTTCAGGTGCTCGGTCTGCTTCAACCGTAATCACGTACTCAGCCATTTACGCCTCCCTTGTGTACCACTGTTTTGAATTGTGCATGAGTTAAGTTTCTACTGTTGTTTTGTATTTTCATGAGTTGGGTGTTCCTGAAATGGCAGGATTTTGGAATATCCAACAGCGAACGGTGTGTTCACGTAGGGTTCGGTCTTCCAGTGCGTTTTTTACTTCGTCCGCAGGGTAGCGGTGGCTTTTAACGACTCGGCTTTTATCGACAAACTTATAGCGTCGGCTGGAGGTCAAAAGGTTCTTCATTTCTTTGATGTCTGGGACCTGCTGATAGTTTTTGGCAGCAACTTTGTAGACTTCGTTTAGATTGATGGCAATTTGGTGCGCATCATGCTCGAAATGGTTAATTGAGAAGTCGCTAGAACGGCTTGAATTGAGGTATTCATAAACGTCCCAGAACTGTTCAACCAATGGGTGATCTCCATTGAGCTGTTTGACGCGTTCGTGTGCCATGTCGAACAGCATGTCTTTGGCGGCACAGACATCTTCAAGGTCTAAAACATCGTGCAAAACGTGCTTTGCCAAGGCATCAATCAGGGCTGAAACTTGGGCGTGGCATAGCGCAATACGGGTATGGGTAATACCGTTGTTATGGAACTCTTTTTCTATTTGATCGAGCTTCTCTGCATAGGTTTGAAGAAAAGCTGTTTCATGACGAAGGCAATGGGTCATGTAGATGCAGGCATCTTCAATGTTCATGCGGTCGAGTTCATCGACGATGCGTTTGGTTTCGAGGGACTGTCCTTTACGGTCGAAGTAGAGGTGTAAAGTACGGGTCAAAATCGCCTCGGATGCCTGAATAGCGGTATTTTGACTAATCATGATGGCACCACGGAAAGGCGGCTCATAGGTTTCATTGCCTGCGGTTTTTAAACCTTTAGAGCGAATGGCACGACCGTTGTAGGCATCTTTCAGTTCATCCCATGAAAACTTGGGCTTACCGACGGCATTACCGTTTTGGTCATTGCGGTCGCCCTCAATCAGCACCACTGGCAAGTTTGAGATTTGGGCGAAATTACGGTACACCGCGACATTGGTGGATTTGTTGGCATCGAAACCTTCGTAGTCTGGTCGACCTGAGAGCTTCCACATAAATTCGATGAGGCGGGATTTACCTGCACCTGCTTCTCCGACAATTTCGATAAAAGGGAAAGAGCTGTGCATAGCGCGAATTTGCTCTGCAAAGTATGAGCCTGTCCACCACGCCAGAGCGATGAGTCCTTTTGCGCCACGGACACGGTAAAAGTCTTTCCACCATGTCGGTTGAAAGGTAGATTTTGGATTGAGCTGAACATTTGGGCTGTTTGCCAAGGTCTTTAATTCAATACGACCGACTTTGTAGAAGTCATGGTCGTTAATCTCAATCACTTGTCCTTTGTAGACAGCATGTTGGTTGAAAATGTACGCCTTAAATTCTTTGCTATAGCCAATAAAGTCGATGGTTTTAACTTCACGTAAACGCTCGGTTTGGTTTTTCATGAAGGTTAAGAGTTGATGGTCATTGCCCGTCCACCATGCACCGACCTGAACCGACAACAGGCGTGGACCAAACTTACCTTTTGCCGAAATTTGGTCCGCAGTAAAGGTGGCTTTCATTTCCTTTTCTGAGTCTAAAATTTGGAAGTAGTACCAGGACTCATCGGTAATTTCATTGCGCTGAAAATACAGTGGGTTGAGCTGACGATTACAGATTTCGGAAACGGCAGCACATTGCTGTAAAGCCAGTTCTCGCTTTTGGTTATCGAGTAGTAAATCACGCTCTGGATCTGCTTCGATGCGTTCCAGTTCTTTGGTGTATTTGTCCATATCGAGGTTGAACCAGTACAAGCGAAAGTTGTGGTTAAACCAGAAGGTTTTTCTGCGCGCATCTTTGTAGTTGTAAATGAGTAAACCTGCTTGCTCTGGAGACTCTGCGATAAGCAGTTCGCCATAGTGTTTGTACTGGTCGCGGTATTCGGAATGCAGTTGGTCGCGTTGGTAAAGGTCATTCCAGTCCAAAGTACCTGATGGCAGGGCTGCGGTAGAATCCCATTTTTCCTGTAAGGCACGAAGGTGAAACTTCTTGATCGCTTTTTTGCCTGCTTTGTCGTTATCGAATGCCCAACGTAGACGCGGACGGTCTTTTTTGAGTTCGATACAACGGTCGGCAATTTGCTTAAGGATGATGCTTGGATAGTTAGAGGTTGAAAGGGTAGCAATGCTGGGCTGTTTGCTAAAACTAAGCGCAATAGCGTTAAAAATACCTTCAGTAATCCAGATAGAAGGTGCATTACAGAGGGCATCGAGCTTGTCTAGAGTCCATGCATGACCCTCGTATTTGCCTATGAAGTTTGCTTTTTGGCGACCAAAACGCTCTGGACGGTCAATAAAGCGTTCCCAATAAATGCCATCTGCCAGTTTAAAGCGGACGGTTGCGGTGACTTCGTTTGGGTATTTGAGGTCGTTTCTGAATAGTTCTTGGGTGTATAAACCTCTGAGCAGGTTGGGGTCCAAACCACGCGCATGAAGCAGGTAAGCATCTGCTGCGGCATGTGGGTTTTCTTTGGTGCGTGGAAAGTCTTTCGACCAGTCTTTGAATAGGTCTTCACAGATTTCTTTGACGTGCTCTTCATAGCCGCATTTGTTAAGACGGGCGCATTTGACCACACGCGGATTGATTGCATGTGTGTAGAGTTCTTTCTTACCACAGTTTGGGCAGATTCCCTGACGATACCAGTCGCCAACCCGCTTAAAGCTGAAGAGCTGATTTATTTTTTCGTCGATGAGAACGTTAATATTTGACATGTAGACCCACTAAAATTTAACGACTTAACTGTATGAGTTTGTGTACTTTTTTGCTTTTTTGTAGCAATGCGATGTGTATAAAAACTGCTTTGATTACAATTGCGTGTCGCTTGGGGTGTCTTGCAGTTCGGGATGGTGCTTGACCATAAAATCACGGATATAGATGGCAATTTTGGTGTCTTTCTCGAATGCGATTTTCTTGAGGGCTTTGAGCTGTTTTTTAGTCCAACGTACTTGGGTTAGTTCTGTGTGCTTTGGTTTTGTTTGAATGTTTGTTGAAGTCATGCGAAAATCACCATTAATCGTACTTAGATACTTAGAGTTTCTAAATTTAGTACTAAATATGGTGTTTTACAAGTGCTTTTTTAGGAAAAAGTATGAAAAATGATGATTTATTGACTCGTGGTGGTCGTTTAAAAGCAGAACGGAAGCGTTTGGGGATACAGACTCAGGACGAACTTGCAGAAATACTTGGGGTAAAAAAGAACTCGGTTGGGCGTTTTGAGAAGCATAACGAGCCTTTGAACACGGACTATTTGGACAAGCTGGAAGACCACGGCTTTAACATTCCGTTTATTTTGTGGGGCAAACAACCTGTAAAAAGCGGTGAGCTTTCTGATGAAGAAGTAAAGCTGCTAGAGCTATACAGACAGACGCGTGAAGAAATGCGTGGGGGATTGGTTTCACTTGTTGAGACTTATGCGAATCAATTTAAATAAATTTTTTAAACATTTATAAGAGTAAAAATAATGGGATTAACAACCCTCCAAAAATTTGTACTAGGTTTAGTTGCATTTATTTTATTAATCATTGGATGGGGGATGTTTCCCTTATTTTTTAAATGGTTAATGATAGAAATAGGTTCTGAAAAAACAAAATTAGAAGATTTTGGAACTTTGGGTGATATTTACGGAAGTTTAAACACCTTATTTACTTCAGCTACTTTAGCTTTCGTAGTTTATGCAACTTTACTACAGCGACAGGCAAACAAAGATGCACGTGATGCTATGGCTAATCAATTACAGCAAGCTAGAGATGCCACTGCAAAACAATTAAGACAGGCAAGGCAGGCATTAAATCAGCAGTTAGATCAGGCTAATAAAGCACTTGAGGCACAATTAAAGCAAGCGAGAGATGATACTGAGCAACAGATTGCTAATGCGAAAGAATTGTCTGATATTCAACTAAAACAATCTGAACAGACAGCAGCACAACAGCTATCATTATCAGAATCAATGCATAATGCTCAAATTCAAGAATCTAGAAATGCAATTTTTACGACAAAATTTTATGGTTTACTGAATTATAAGAATGAAGTAATTAAAAGATTTGAACTAGAATACCAAGGGAAAAAATATAGTTCTTACAATGTTTTTTTACTTTATTCGCAAAAGTTTAAACATTTGGTTGAAAACGAATGGAAAGATTTAGATAAATATTCGGATGATGATATTCGTAACCTAACCGAATCTTTTCATAAGGAATGTAATAATAATCAGGAATTTAATGATTTTCGTAGTTATTTTTCTATTTACGTTAATTTGATTGCTCTAATTAGTACATTGCAGAATGTGGAAGATATAAACTTTTTTGAAAATATATTAAAAAATTCAATGAACTTAGATGAGCAAATTACTTTGTTTTGGTTAGCTCCTACTTATATTTTGCTTCATGAAGGATTAGAAAGTAGTTATATTTTTGGTCAATTTTTTCATGATAGTGCTATTCCGTATGCTCTAAGATTTTATAATAAAGATTTTTTCTCGACAGAAAATTGGGCGAATATTTTTAATGAAACCCCAGCCTAAGCTGGGGTTTCTCTTTATTTGTTCTGTACCGCTTTGGAGATCCGCTCGACTTGATAGTGCAGCGTGTTAAAAAGAGCTGTTAACTCTTCACCCGTAAGAGGGTGGTCTAAATGCATTTTTGTAAGTGCTGAAAGCATAAGTTCTAAGTTTTCAAGTGGATATTGAATTTCTTCCAGTATTTGTTCTGCAGTCATATCTTTATGGCTGTTAATTTCGATTGTTGAATGCATTGCTCCCCCTGTCTATTGATCATGGGTTTATTTTCTAAAAAATCTGTACCGAAATATAGGGTAGTGCGACCTGTAATGTCGCACTACAACATGAATTTGTAACCAATTCAAGTATACGATAGATGCAAGGCGCTGTGTGGCTTTGCGCTGTCTTGGAATACGAAGCATCGGTACAGTGAACGGTCAATGGTGCTACGCACAGCGACAGAGTGGTCTATACACTGGGGGAATGGTGCAGTACTGGTTTTTAACTGCTGCATAAGTTGCTTTTTGGGTGGCAAAATTGGAATACAGGCAAGCAGTTGGCTGATGTTTAGCGCAATGGTGTTGGGCTTTGCACTGTGGTTGAGTTGGTCTATGCCGTAGTCGTAAATGAGCGACCAGATGTTTTGCAGTACTGGCGATGCACCCAAAGGACATAGGCAGGCGATAGGTACAATTTCCTTTTGTAGTTTGTGTTGATGAAACCAAAGGACTTCGGCAGTTTCGATAATACCTTGAGCATTTGTCAGGAGTTGGCTGACGCTGAGTTGTGGACCGCCCGACACCAGTTGGACGATGGCACCTGTTTTAAGGTCATCCCCACAAATGTTTTGGTTTTGCAGTTGGGTTGCCATGTGGTTAAAGGCTTGGATGTAAGCTTCTTTGATTTGGGCTGCTTTTGCACCAGTAAAACCCATGACCAAAAAGATAAAGCCGTCTTTGGTCATTTCATAGTATTTGGATTCGCGGGTGACAGCTCCAGCCTGAATAGGTTGCACGTGAGCCGAAAAGTTGGCTGACGTAAATTCAAGTGAACAATCTAGATTTGCGATCTTTTCTAGAACGTGTGTATGTCGTTTATCAAAGTATTCGGCAACTTTTAAGCTGTCGGTTTTGATGAGGTCATTCTGTATATAGACGGCATGTTCGATGTCGATGATTTCATTCATGACTATGCTCCCCAAAATAGAATGGAGAAGGTCATAGCAGCCATGCTTATAAATACTGTGGCTTCGACAAAGTTTTTGAGCAGCTTTTGGTGTTTGAGTTTTCTTTGGCGTAGGAGGTACGCGCTTAGATCGTAGATGGGGGTGTGTTCTTGTACTTTATTTTGCGTGCACGAATGCGTAGAAGCGAATGTTTTCATTGGCTTGTCCTGTTAGTCAAGTTTTTAAGCCTGACGCCATCACTTCTCACGGTAATGGTGGCAGACTGAACAGGGGTGAGAATACCGTCCTAACAGGTAACGGCCAGCGCGAAGCTGCCCTATCCAGCCTACCAAAAAAGGCATAGCCGAATTTTACGCAAAAAAATAGCCGCATGGGCGGACTTTTTTACGCCTGTTAGTATTTTAGGTTCTCACGCCTAACCCACCGATGTAGGGTGGTAAATTTAGAGTAGCTTAGATACTATATGCGCGTCAATACTTTATAAAAAATTGTGAATTGGGTGGGGTTTTGGGGATGGGTGAAGTAGATCAAATGTTAGAGCTTTTAGAAGAAACAAAAACATCATTTATTGATCATTATAATATCCACCCTATTAGTCTAGAGCATTTATTCCCAGGGAGAAATGTAGATAGTCTTAACAAGGATAATAATAAAATAAAAGATTATTGTATAAATTATTTCGATGAGATTCTTCATAAAATAGGGATAATTAAAGATGATAAAGATAGCCATGAGTCTATTTTTTTATATTTAGATAATAAAATAAATGAATTAAATAGTTTGGTTATCCGTTTGGATTCAGAAGGAAAACAATCAATACCTTTGTTTAGTGTGTTTGATCTTCTTCAAAATGTTGATATGAAACTGGATGGTGAACTCAAAAAAAATAGAGATAGAGATGTAAGTGAAGAGCAAAAGCAAGTTTTTGAAGATATTGAAAATACTCGAAGTAAAATAAATGAAGAATATGAAAGATTGGAATTAATGAGTGATGATTATAAACATAGAGAAGCTCAAAAAATATATGAGAATGATGCTGTTAAATTCGATAAAATATCAAAAAGATATGAGAAAGCATTCTATGTTTTAATTTTAATTTTAATTTTGTATTTTTTAGGAGCTAAAGTTTATATTCCTGAAGTAAATATATTCTCTTTAAAAGTAAGTTTTACAAATAAAATTCATGGGGATTTATTAACAGAATTTTATATTCAAAAGATATCTTTATTGATTCTTTCTACAACATTATTAGCATTTTTATTAAAACGATCCTTTATGTACCGTCGTTTAGCTGATGATGCTTACCGTACTTCTAAAGAATTGATAGCATTGCCGCGATTTATCAAAGAACTTCCTCAGGATATGCAAGATAAAGTTCATTTCGATCTTGCATATAAGTATTTTGGTAATGGCATTCACCATGAAAGCTATACAGGTGGTGAAAACCTTATGCATGAAAACATTAAGGCGAATACCGACTTTATAAAAGCTGTGAAGGATTTGACGCCAAAGGTGGAAGTGCCGAAGGCGGAAGCAGTAAAGGACGATAAAGCTCCGAAAGATGCGGCTTGATTGGTCAATTTTAATAGATTTGGTTTTTAAGTTTTATAAGTTTTTGAGAGGGTTTTGGGGTGAGTGATCTTGCTATAGGTGTAAGAACAGTAAAAGACAATAATGATGAAATACTAAATAAATTATTCAATGAAGCACATGGAGTATACGATTATCTAAATAAACTAAAAAATGGTGAATTAGTTTCAGATGATGCAATAGAAACTTTTAAAAAATATAACGAGCTTCTTGGTTTTGTATTAGATGAAACCATCAAAAGCGCGAAAAATCTTATTTTATTAATTCAGAATATTGATACGAATCAATGTAATATTTCTTATATGCAATCAGTTAGTTTTCCCTTGGAGGTGATAAAAAAAGAATATAATTCTAAAAATATAAATGAAATTCAAGATGATTTATATAACACTATGGGGATATTAAAGGCTATTTACGGTTTTATTGATTCTTATAGAGTAGATGGTGAGCGTTATAATAAAATTCTAAGCTCTAGAATAGTTGAGATTTTGGATGATGCAAAAAAGGATTTAGAGGAGTTTAGACTTACTAAAAATATTTTACAGAATATTCGTACACAAGATTATTATGAGAAAGAATCAATAGCTTTTTTTAATAAGGCAAAGAATAATAGAAATATTTTTATTGGATTAATAGTTGTTGCTTTGGGTGTTGCAATAACATCAGTTGTAGCAGAACCTAGATTTTTTATGGATGCATTTGACTATTGGTTCTTAAAAATTTCATATATTTTGGTATCTATTACTTTAATTACATATTTTCTCAAACAATCTACTCATTACCAAAGATTAGGAGACCAAGCTAATCAAACTAGCCTTGAAATTAAAGCATTTCCTAGCTTTATTTCTGGTTCTTCTAAAGAAACTGAAGCAGAAATTAGAAAGGAATTGGCTCTCAAATATTTTGGACGTGAAATAGATGGAACTGCTCATAAAGACATGAGTAACCTGATCTCTGACCAAATGAAAAGCACAACGGAAATGGTGAAAGCTGCGACTGATGTGTTGAAAGTGAAGGATAAAGCTTAAGATGGCAGCTAATTTGAACGGCACTTTTGATATTACAGCTATTGCTTTGAAACTTATTGAGATTACTAACGGAACTGTGTTCTTAAGTATTTTAATTTTTATTGTAGTTACTGGTTATGTACTCTCATTGCTTTTGAAATCAGGAATTATTACCAATTTTATTAAATATTCTGAGCACAGAAGAAGGCAGCGTAATAAGCAAATAGCAGAACAAGAAAAACTGTTAACAGACGAATTTTTAAAAGAATATTCTAACGAACTTGAATACCATATAAAGGCATCAAAACTTTCTAACTATTTGAATGTAAAAAATAAAGATTTAGATTTACTGACTTATATTTTGTCTTGTCGAAACAAAGAAAGGGCTGTAAGACTATATAAAATAGGTCAAGACTATTTGGATAAGGACGAGGCGGCAGGAATATATAGATTACAGCCAAAATATACTGAAAAGAGAGTTAAGATTCATTTTTGGGTGGGTACTACTTTATATGGCTTAATCAATCTTTTTGGTGCTAGTCCATTCATTTACCTGAATTACTTCAAGTTTAAATACAGACATGAAACGTTCACAATTCCCGATAGTCTGTATATAAGTATCCTAATTTTCTTTATTGCATTCTTTGTTGTTTCATTGCTAGTTCTTTGGAAGTCCATGCGACCAACCGCTGCTAAGAACTTCTTAGAAATGGAAAAAATTTGTAAAGATAAAAGCGAAACTGACGCTTTAGATGAAGCTGCTTAAAACACGATTTATTCATACTTTATAAGAACAAAGGTACAAAACATGATTTACGCTTTAGTGTTTGTTTTAGGTGTAGTAGTAATGATTCCAGTTCTAGTGATCTGGTACTTAATTAAGCCGAATAGCTATTTCCTGACTTTTAACGGTGAAATTCCGTCCCGAATTTCGATTTTTACGCATCATTTCTTGGCTTTTCTACTGCTGTTTATGATTGTTGGTTTGGGTGTTGAACTAGAGCTAACGGAAGGTTCGAATGCCCACCTCATGTTTTACTTAGGTATTCTTTTGACCAATGTATTCTGCATTTATTTTGCACGTCACAAGATAAATTTGGGGGATATGAAGAGGGTGTCGAGTCATTAAAATGTGACTTGAATTTGGGTAAGACTAAAGAAAGCCAAACATTCTTTGTTTTGGTAGATAAAAGTTAGTAGCTTAGATACTATGACGAAATACTTTATAAGAAAAATGGGGGAAAGTATGAGCTTAGATGTGTTCAATGCTAGAGCAAATCAGAATAAATTGGGTAATCTATTTTTAGGTTTTTTTGAAGGTCTTTTTATTGATGGTCGTGTTCATATAAAGGAAATTGAAGCATTGATTAAATGGGTAGAGCACTATCCTGAATGTGTAGACCTACCTCACTTTGAAACGCTATACAACTTGTTATTAAAAGCAGCAGAGGACCCAGAGTTTCTGCTCCAAAAACATAAAGAAATTTCCGAAATTATGGTCAAATTTAAGCGTTCGGATTATTTCATTAAAAATACATGTGATGTTCAGCGCTTGCATGGACTTATGGCAGGAATTGTTTGCGACCAAACCTTGAATCAAGATGAGGTTTTTGCGTTAAATCAATGGCTCAAAGACAATGATCATCTAGAAGAAGACCCGATCTATACAGAGGTTTATTCAAAACTCAAACCAGTTCGAGTAAATAAAGCGGTAGATGAAAAGACAATAAATGTGGTGCTTTCAACTATTAACCGCTATGTAAATTACGACAATTATGGCATACCGAAAGTGGCTGTATCGAGTAGCCAAGAAAATCAGAACCCAGATTTCTATCATGGAGCATTTGCTATTCAAGGTTTTACGATTTGCTTGACTGGGGCATCAACTCGTTACACAAAAGCTGAATGGAAAAATGCAATTGAAGCTAAAAATGGCATATTTAAAGATGACATGACAAAATCAGTGGATTATTTGGTGATTTGCAATAAAGGTAATCCACATTGGGCACATATGAGCTATGGTCGAAAATTTGAACAGGCTCTGAAATGGCAACAAGATGGAGTTGGAATTAAAATTTTGACTGAAGACGATTTTGTGAAAATTTTAGAAAGTTAAGATTATATGGAAAAAGCTCGGAAACGAGCTTTTAGTTTTATATATGCAGGAATAATTCTGGGGTAGATAATTCTAAAGTCACCACCATCTTAGTGCTGCAATAATATACGAACACCGCCAGATGATCATACACACTACAATGAGAATACTTATTTTCCAGTAGCCATATTTTTCCATGATGACCTCAAAACTTTTGATGATTAATGCTATACTTTCAGACATGATTTGATCCTTAGTGCTGTAGGGATTGAATACAGAAACCTCAAAGACTGTGAATCTTTGGGGTTTTGCTTTGTCTGGTGAGTCTATTTTTGAAAGAAGCATTTTTCACGGACTTCAATTTGTAAGAGGGGATGCTACAAATTGAACTTTTTTATTTTTGAATATGATTTGCTAAGTAAAACAAGATTTAACTCATGAAATATAAGAAAAAAATACTGACAGAAATACAGCCGATTAACGTCCCCATTAAAAAAGGATAAAGCCACATTTACACCTCCTTGACTTTAACCTTTACTGTCAAACGCTCAATTACGCTATATTCCTGTTTCAACATGCTTTGCATACGAATGTATTGGTAATCCAGCATCATCCATAAAACCAGCAAAGCCACCACAAACAAAACAATGAACAGCACTGCAAAAGAAATCATCGGTATAAACTCCGTTTCAGTTCTAAATTACTCTGGCAAGCCACACACAAAGTCACAGCACCATACTTCTGACGCTCTGGTGGAATGTCATTGCCACATTCTTCACACTCGGTAAGAGAAGGCTTTGAATAATCTTTAGGTTGAATTTGAACTTGTTCTAACTGGCGTTGTTGCGCGATATCAATAATGTCAGCCATGACGACTCCGAAGTTGACGTGGATCATGGCTAACGACTGATTTAGCAATAGCACATGGGGCAAGGGGAAGCATGACTTCAGGGTTAGGCATAGCAGAAGGAGAAATAGTGGCAGCCCACTCCATATGCGCCCGACCAGTCCAACCACACTCTAGGTTTTGACACTGACCGTACAGGGTTTTTAAAAGAGCATTTTCAATGTGAGAATGACGGATGATGACTTTAGAACCGCAATGCGGACAGGTGTTCTGATTTCTTGTATTTGCCATGAAGTACCTTTTATAGGTTTATATTTTTAATTGTATAATAAAAGTATTAAATATAGTGCTTTTATATTGATAAATGTACTAAATAGCGTTATTTTAAATAGACCCTCTTTATAGCTGCCTGTGAACCACTGGCAGCTTTTTTTATGCCGTGCCTTTGGCTTTTTGAATACGTGCCCATTCACGTTTCACTGCCACTTGCGCGGTTTTTTTAGATTTATAAGTACGTACCAAAATTAAGGGCTGGCTTTGATCTCCCTCGGTTAACACCTGTGGTTTAGGTTTTGCCGAATACCAGGTTTTCACGCCTGTATAGGTCTTATAGTTTTTCGCCTTTCTTTGTCCTGAATTAGTCTTGGCCTTTTTCTCTTGCTCAATTTTAGTGGTGTCATCAAATAACACAGACACATCATCTGCATTGGGCAATTGCACCTCAAGCTCTATGCGAGTGGTATAGCCAGAAGACTCATTTAAATCATGGGTAATGGTTTTGCCGAGCCAAACAATTTCATCAATTTGTGCCTTTAAACCCACAAAAGAAAACTCTTGTTCCGGGAGTAAATCTGGTCGACCTTTTGCCAAGGTATAAGACAGCGAAAGCTCTGCACGTTTACAGCGTTTTAACTCTGCCAAAGCTGCTAGTTCAGCGGTTTTTTTATCCCGATGAATAAAGCGGATCTCTTTGGGGTTGTCGGTATGGCTGCCAACAACGACATAGAGTTTTTCACCCTTTTGAGGGTTGTGATAATAAGCTTTCACACATTCCACTTTGTCGTGACTTTGACCGTAAGCGTAGCTGTGCTGGTCACCATCAGTTCTGACCAATTCAACTGCGGGCAGACTTAATCCTGAACTGGTTTGAGCTTCACCAATCGGCAGTAGAAGCAGGGTGTTATTTTTGACTGTGGCAATGGCATCGTGTTCATCGGCTATGCGGGTCATGATGTTGGCATCGGAATCGTTCTGGTCGATGTGTGATACCAAACGGCTGCTTAAACTGGCATGCACCAATACCTTTAGACCATATTCAAACGACAATGCCTGGAATATTTCACCGACTGTTTGTTGATGGAAAGAACGTTCTCGCTTTTGTCTAAAGGCTTCGGCAAGGTCAGTACTTTCTGCCGAAATTCTAAGAACATCGGGTGCGCCAGAGTGTGAACCACCTGTGACCAGATAAGAACCTTTATAGACTAGACCTGTATCTGACCAACCGAGCCAGACTTTCATTTCGGCACCAACAGAAGGAATCTCTAACGCATGGTCACTGTCATCTAAAGTCAGATCAACACTGTCGGCCACCATGCCTCGGTTGTCTTGCAAGGTTAGTCCAATCAGCCGTGAAGCAAGGGTGGATGAAATATCAATGTCATTTACAGTAATGCGGTAAATGGCATGCGGGTAGTTGCTGAGGTTTGAATAGGGCGGTGTATTTGATGGAAGGAAGCTCATAGGAATAAGCCTCCTAAACTCAACAATGCCTGACCTGTAGGACCAATCAATTTTTTGGTGGTATCTTCTGTGATGGTTAGAGAAACACTGAAGGTGATTTTTCGGGTACCGCCATTATGGAAAAAGTTGGAACGAGTTTCCTGAACTTCTTTAATGACCACCAGACCGTAAATTTTGCCTGTGCCTTCAATCAGAATGTATTGCTTGCCTGTGTCGCCCATATTACGCAGCATATCCAACGAGTTTTGATAGCCCGTAATTTCAGGATAGATGACTCCAGATAAGTTAATGGTTTCTTCATCTTTCCCTGTGAACTGATACGCAGGGGTATTCCCGACACGGTTATTGCTTGGGTGCCGCCATGCAGTTGTACGTTGAAGCTCTTGATAAGCAGCGGTAGAAAGTTTAAATACGAATAAACCTAAAGCCATCATCATGTGTATTACTCCCGATCGGTCAACATACGACGAAGTTGAGCATTGCGCTGCCGATCACGCTGCTCTAAGGCTTGACGTACTTCATTGGCTGCATTGTGCAGTGGTCCTTGTCCACTGGTATTGATGTGGATTTGAATGCTGTCACTGTTGGTAATGCTGATACTTCTTGGGCTTTGAATGGCAGCAACACGTTGGAATTTTGGGGCTTGTTGGCTGCGGTCACTTTGTCCATTTAGGTGCTTTGCAGGCACAGGTTTTTCAGTGAGTCCAACGGTGTCTAGAAAGGGGCGTTTCATGGCTGAGCCGACAGTAGGCATGGAGGTATCGAAAATGCCGAGGGTTTGTTTGAACTGGGTTTGCAGTGCTGGAGTACGGTTATTTAGTCCAACTCCAATGCCATCGACAATATGACCACCCATACCTGCCATGACACGGCTGGGGGAGTGAATGTCCATTTTCTTGCGCATAAAGTCGGGCATGTAGTTATTAATTTTTTCCCATACGCCTTTAAGCCGATTAAAGCCAGATACGATCCCGTTAATTAAACCATCGACAATATTTTTACCAATACCGACCATACGGGAACCTAAACTCGTCAGAAAGGCCACAATGGCATTGAAATTGCGAATGATATAACCCAATGGGGTGACGGTAAGGAAAATAGTACAAAGTGCATTCCACGCGGTAGATACAATGTTTTTGATGCCACTCCATACGGCAGATGCTGTATTTTTAACGTTATTCCAGGCTGTAGAAATGATCTGACTTACAGTTGAAAACCCACTACTCACATAGTTTGATAACGTATTTACACCCGTCGAAACAGTACTCGTAATTTGTTGCCAAATATCACTGAAAAATCCTGAGATAACAGACCAGTTTGCAATTATGGTACGAGGAATACCGATGATCGGAACAAGAAGATTCAGCAAAGGGTTATTTGCAAAAGTGGTATCTACACTTTGAATAACACCTTTGATGTAATTAATGCCTGAGCTAAAAGCATTTTTTACACCTGTCCAAACTTGGTTAAACATTTGGGTTATTGGTGTCCAGTTTTTGTAAATAAGGTAGGCAGCACCTGCTACTACAGCTACAAGGGCCGTGATCGCCAAAATCATTGGGTTGGCAAGTAGCATACGTCCCGTTGTTAGGAAGGCGAGTCCAATCATTTTTATGGGTAACAACATGAGTTTGAGTGCTGTAGCTGCAATACCAGCTCCAGTGCCAACAGTGGCAATGGATAGTTTTAACATAGCCAGAGGACCGACCAGTGTGAGTACGCCTAAAGCTAATGCTGATACTGCACCTAGAAGGATGACACCTCCAACGGCTACCTTGGTTAAGCTCGCTGCGAGTATTGGGTTTTCTTTTGCCCAATTTGTAATGGTATTGGTGAATAAACGGGCTTTGGTGATGACACTGTTCAGTGGAGGAAGTAAGACATTGCCAATATCGATACCTAAAGCAGCGACACTGTTTTTGAGCAACTGAATATTATTGGCAGAGGTGGCTGCTCGAGCAGCATATTCTTTCTCCATAGAGCCTGCATATTGGGTTTTGTCAGCGACTAAACCAAGATTCTTTTCCAATGCACTCATGTTGGTGAGTAGCGGAGCGATGGCACTTAAGGACTCTTTGCCGAAGAGATCGGAAAGTACAGCAGCTTGTTTGTATTTTTCTAAGGTCGCAATTTTCTTGAGTACCATGAGGGTTGTGCCATTAGCATCTTGCTGCATGTCTTTTGCGACTTTACCGTAATCTAGACCAAGTTCTTTATAGGCTGCGATTTGTCCTTTCGTTGCAGACTCACCCGCGACTAAAGCCAGCATGGTGTTTTTAATCCCTGTTGCTGCAATTTCTTCTTGAATGCCCATGCCTCGCAAAGTTGCACCAAGAGCAGCAATACTGGAAGCAGCATAGCCACCCACTTCACCTAAAGGTCCAATACGTTGCACAATTTCCAAAATGCCTTTGGCTGCGGCAGGTGTGTTATTACCAAGATAGTTAATCTGGTCGGCAAGGGTGGTGACTTGAGCTTGTGACATACGAAAGGCCGTACGTAGCTCTGCCATGGATTGACCTGACTCTTGTGCTGAAATATCGAAAGCGACACCCATTTTCACGGCTGTTTCAGCAAAGGTGGTCAATTCCTTACTGGCAATGCCTGACTGTGCACCTGCTGCGACAATAGCCGCAATGTCTTTGGCTGCCATGGGCAAGCGTGTCGACATTTCGACAATTTCATTGTTAATGGTTTTGAACTCGGCTGCCGTGCCGTTAAAAACCTTTTTGACATCGGCCAAGGATGATTCATAGTCGATCGCCAGTTTGACAGGTACGGTCATGGTTGCAGTTGCAACACCTGCAACCATTAAGCCTTTTTTGGCGAAGTCTGAACCTTTTTGCAGGATGGCTTGGGTTTTGGCAAAACGCTTTTGAGCCTCACTATTTTTGTCTAGTTCATTGCGATGTTTATTTAACTCCATGGTGGTTTGGTGAATTTTGTCTTTCAGGGCACTTTCTTCATCACTTAAACGATCTACACCTTTGGACAGCTTATCGACATTCATTCCTGACTTTTGTAGGGCTTGGATATGTGACTGTAATTCACTGCGTTGAGTGGCTTCGGTGGATTTAAGTCGACGAATGCCTTGTTCAAGATTCTTGATTTTGTTGAGCTGAGTTTCTGTCAGTGTATTTCCACTTTTCTGCAAAGTTTGCAGTTGTTTTAACTCGCTACGGTATTCTTTTGCTTTATTGGCTGTAGCTTCTAATGCCGTTTGGGTTTCTTTATAACGGTTGATATTGCCTTGCTGATCTTGCAAGGCTTTAAGTTCGGTACGGGTTTGTTTGAAGGCGCTGCTGAGGTCATGTGAACCCCCAATAATCGCCTTCATAGGTCCTGTGATTCTGTCTTTTGCATCAAAAAGAACTTGTAAATTTAAGGTCGACATTGGTGGGTGTTACCTTTACTCGTGGGTTTGGTTGCGCTCTAAAGCCTTTTGGTGCCACATAAATAAATCGTTTAAACTCATATCTGCGAAGTCACGTGGCGACCAATGAAAGATCAGAGCGATGTTTGCGATGACATCTGGAATGCTGTCTATAACTGGATATCGGTCGCTGCACGCTGCGACTTCGGCATCAAAAAATAGATGATGTGTCCTGCAATTTGTCCCAGATCGACAGGGTCAATCAGTGGCATGGCTTCACGAGGGATTTGTGGCCAAACACATTTGGGAATGACTTGGCAAAGGGCATTTACATCAGAACGGTAAATGTCTTGTAGGGATAATCCCGCAAGTGCCACTGTGCCTGGTTTACGAATGATGACTTCGGTAATGGTTTGCCCACCGACTTGAATAGGAGTTTCAAGGGTGTATTTGGCTTCATTTGGGTTTTGAATAGCAGCGAGATTTTCAGCTTGTTGTTGCGTGGTCATGTTGATAATTTCCTGAATATGAAAAGAGTCCTACTGCATGATGCGATGCAGTAGGTAAGGCATTACAGTCCGCAGGCTTTGCGCTGCGCTTCTAAACGGTCGACACCATTGACGAATTCTTTCATCGCCAAAATATCAATTTCGATTTCTTTCTTGCCGTCGACTGTGAGCTTGTAATAGGTCCATTTGGTTTTGATGGTTTGTTCGGTGTCATCACCAGGCTTTTGTGTGCCCATGTTGATTTCTTCATGTCGACCGCGAAGTACCACTTCGACAGGAGTGACAGCACCCGTGTCATCTTGTTGGTAAGCACCAGCGAAGCGTAGCAAGACACCAGAGACAGAGGTAATGCCGTATTGACGAATTGAGGTCAGATTGAGTCCACCAACTTTCCATTCAAAGTCGATAGAGTCTTCAGACATACCTTGATCGATCGCGACTGGAGCATTCATGCCACCACCACGCCAATTCTCAAAGTTACGTCCTAGGGTGGGTAGGGTACATTCAGCGATTTCACCCACTAATGATTCAGCATCATTAAACAGGTTCAGGTTTTTAAGTTTGTTTGGTAGTCCCATGTGTTTTACTCAAATAAGGGGCGGACAAATCACAGCGTTATGCCGTGATCCGTGCGCCAAAATCTGCGAGGTAGTCGTCTGTGATCATTTGGTAAAAACCTAGATCTTCGAGAGGTGGAACAGGACCGTAGTCATAAGACAGACGGAATTTGCCTACTTTGAGGTTTTCAACAGGGTTCTTGGTTTCGTCATACCAGGCCTCACCACCCATGAGATAGCCGTTTGTCGTTAGGTCACTGAGTTTGGCGCGAATGCCTTCTATCAGGTCACTTGCTAATGAAGGATGCAATGGTTTATCGACAGCCCACATGTGTGCTTCGGCAATTGTGTCGGCAATAATCTGCGCGGTACGGGTATAGTTCTCGAATGGAAATAGACCATCAGTGTCGCAGGTACGTGAGCCCCAGAAGCGGAAGCCATCTTCACGGATCAGTGTGGTGATGCCATTTGAGTTGAGGTAGTCGGCATCGGTTCCTGTTTGTTGTAAGTCCCACCAGACGTCTTTGCTGATACCCACCACGCCATTAACTGCAACATTGGAAATGACTTTGTGCCAACCTGTCAGGTTGTCGATTTTGGCACGTAGACCTAGCGCATAAGCCACAGGGGAAATGGCTTCGTTTTTGGATGTTTCAGTGTTGAAGCGAATGAACTGCGGCCAGATGAGCATAAGCTCGCGGGCAGCAAAGGATTCACGATAAGCCACCACTTCTTCTTTTGTTTCGCAGCCATAGGCGTATGCATAAGCAAATGCGCGTAGCTTTTGTGCAGTGCTCACAAGTGCAGTGGTCACAGCTTGGGTATCAAGTCCTGGTGCACCAATGAGGCGAGGGGTGACACCAAGTTTTGCTTTGGCTGTAAGCAAAGCTTTTAAGCCTGTGTATCGACCTGATGCCGTGGTGGTGCCAATGACAAGCGAGCTTTGTTCTGCTTCGGCTTGTGCACTATCTACACGGACTACCACCACGGTGGTGTTAGTCTGATCGACAATTGCTTGTAGTGAAGATTTTAATGTACCAAGTACGCCAGCTTTACCAATTACACTTTGGATATTGGTGACAAGCACAGGTGTATTTAGTGGAAACAGCGTAGCGTCGGCATCTGAAGCAATTGCAATTAAGCCGATAATACTGGTAGCCACCGTTCGGATGGAACGTGTACCGTTATTGACTTCTGCAACTCGGACACCGTGGTGATATTCATCTAATGCCATAGGGCAACCTTTTGTTGATGTTCTAGTTCAACAAAAGGCTTGCATATAAAACCCCACGTTTTAAGCGTGGGGTTTTGTAAGAGGGTATGCTACAAATTCGAATTTAGAGAGTAGAGGCATAAAACCACATTTCATCGACTTGCTCAGCAGTTAAATTCAGAAATCCAAGCATATATTGAACAGATTGATTACTACGTTCGAACCGTTCTGATTCGTTGTATTCAATTTGAATACGGGTCTTAAGCGTTGGGTCTTCAATTGTATTGATAGTCTGCTCGACGGTTTCGAGTAGGTTATTTTCCAATAATGCCAATTTAAACTGTCGACGAGTCAGGGAGTGAAATTGAGCCAGTCGAAGCTGTTCTTTTTCTACATCACTGAGATAGTTTTGCGGATTGAGATGGCGGTCAATTTCATCTGAAGTCATTGCTACAAATTCATCAGTAATTAAATCATCTTGTGAACCATCTGCTTCGAATGCATAGACTTCACCTGTAGGGTTTTTAAAGTATTTCATTAACGTAACTCCAACCAGGTTAAAATTCTTTGATCACCACTACCTTCAATCATGTATGTATCACCATTAGGAATAATCAAGTTAATCCAACCCCATGCAGCAGCATCAGCGATAAAATGTTTAGTTCCATTTAATGTAATGTAGCCATCATCAAAATTTGCATTAATAAAAAGCTGGATTGGTCGACCTATTGTATTTGTATATGTTGTTCTTACCGCTCTATTTAATTTTACATCTTGCCAACTTTGACTTACACCGATTGCATTATTTGCTGTCGTCGAAATTGTGATATTTCCAGAGCCATCGAAATCGGCATTACCTGACACTGCACCTGAGAGTGCGATGTTTCGTGAAGTTTTAAGTCTAGTTGCAGTACCGGCATTTCCACTCACATTCGCTGGATCTATTTTGATCCATGCTGACCATTCTCCTCCATAAAAACGACGATAATAAGTGATTCCATTGCTATCGTATGGTGTAAACCATTGTGAACACCCTGCACTTTTTTCTACTCTCAGCGAAAATGCATTTTGCTGAGGAACATTGGATATTTGATTTGCAACCGCATCAGCAGGTTGATAAAAAAATCCTGTTGTTTGATAGTTATTTAAATTTGCTTCAGCAGGGATGTAAAAACTTACAGGAGGAATATCAATATCTAAACTCGCATCAAAAGCCACGCCATTGATCATACGCGGATTCTGTAATCGACCATCAAAGATGCCATGAAATAGAGCTTGGGCAGCATATCCATAAAAATTATCTGCATAAATCGAATTACTTGTATGAATAGCACCCTTAGCATAAATACCATTTTCTGGGATTTTAGTTGCGTCAGCCCAAACATTTGAAACAAGTATTCCGCCAACTCGAATACGACGTGCTTTTGCATCATTTAATGACGCAAATGAAACATCTTCATTGCCCCAAATTTTATCTGTAATCACAGCAGGAACGGTTAGATCTCCAGTTAGCGAACCGCCAGATAATGGCAACTTTGAGTCATCTCGTGTTCCAATCACTCGCCATTCAGACCAAGATGCGCTATTTCCATTAACATTCCAGCTCTGACGAATCGCTAGTGTTCCACCGTTAGCACCTGAAGCTAGATGCGGGTAATAAATTTGGCAACATGTGCCACCACTTCTTAAGACAACTAAAACACCATAGCTATATAATCCAGCTACACTGTATTCAGAAACTGTATATTTCCCATCACTTAAGGCCAAATCAAGTTGTGCTGCGGAAGAAATGTTGCCCAGATATCGAAGTGGTGCTTCAATACTGATGTCTTGGGTACCATCAAAATCAATGGTATTAATTTTACGAGCATTTTTTAATTTAGTGGAAGTCGCAGCATTTCCAGAAATATCAGAATCTGTATACGCCAGCTCTTTTTTATTTAAAAAATCAATAGTTCCATTTTCACGAACTACACAACTAATAATTCTTGTTTTTCCTGTTGTGACATCATTACCAATTATAAAAGTTCCCCCTGTTTTCATGGAGGAAACAAATCCTACTGAAAATTGGGGGAAGAATTTACCTTGTTCATTATCAAAAAAACCCACCGTTTTATCTGCATAAAATGAGATAAAATCATTATCGTTATTATAAGAAGACTGTGAAACTTCAAGTTTTTTTGCAGCAGCCGCAGTTGCATCTTTTTCAAGTTTATTAAGTTGTAAATTTCTACCCTGTTTTGCTGTTAAAGCTTTTGTTGGATCGTCACTTACTAGATCATCTATAAGCTGCACAATACCGGTTTGGTTTACCGAGGCTGAACGTATTGACTGTTGAGAAATTGCGGTAATTTGACCAGCAGCATTTACTGAAATCTGCGGAATCTGAATTGTTGAAGCATAAGATCCAGCAATCACACCTGAATTTGCCAAAGTTAAAATACATGATGAGTTACCAGAGCCATCATAATTAAATGAGCCAGTTGCTCCACCTGAAAAACTTACTGTTCGCGCGGTTACAAGCTTTGATGCTGAAGCGACATTACTATTGATATCAGCATAGTAAAACCATGCTGTATAAACCCCATCAGTGGGTGCTGATCTTATAGCAAACTTCCCACTTCCATATCCATAGGCTACCTGAAGTTTACCGGGCATATCTTTTTTATATGTTGCTTTTGTTTCAACATAAATAAAAGTTTCTCCTGCAAATAATGGAGCCTTCGTAAGATTTAAGGATGATTGAATTAAACAACGAGAGCCTAATGGCAATTCATCGAATGAAGTAAAGAATTGTTGACTAGAAATATCTTGATAATAGTCTACATCTCGGGAATGAGCATCTTTAAATGAACTACCAATCTGTACTTTATAATCTTGTAAACTTTTTCCCTGTTTTGCCGATAACGGTCTTGCTGGATCATCTGTCGTTAGATTATCGACTATCTCATTACGTCGAATATAGTTTTTATTTACCCAATCACGAGTTGCATATATCAATGAATCATCGAGATAAAGAGCTATAACTTCAGCATTTTGAATATTAATAACAAGTTTAAGGGCAATTTCCCGTGCACCACCTTCGTCAGCTAATGGTTTGTACGTAGGCGGATAACTTGCATTGACCACTAAGGTTGAACCTGCATAAAGCCCTAGTTCACGTATGTAAAACCCCCCTGTAGTTGTAGGAATGATAGCTTCACAGACAATTTGATTGGTATTGTTTGGATTGATCTCAACGACATTAAGAGCAATACGAGCTTTTTCATTCACTAATGCAGTTCGCGTTTCTGAAGGCGTAGGCACTGAGCCATTGCCATCGCCAACCGCAATGTGAGAATAGTTGATTTTATTGTTGAGGGTTGCACTTGCAATCAGTGCTTTACCGTTGTTGGTTAAAATACCTTTGTAGGTTGCTGCCATATTCTACTCGACATAAATTGTGACTGTTTCCGCGCCATGAGTGCCGACAGCAACTCGCGGAATACAGATGGGTTGAACGTTAATAACTAAATTGGTGAGGTGCCGACTAGCAGGCTTTGCATCTTTTACAAGTCGATTCACTTCGGCATAGGTATCTTCTGTAAGTTCCAGACCATTGAGATCTAGTTCTAAGGTGAAAGTTCCTGGTGTACCCATCGGTATGGCTTCAAACCATTCTTTAAAAATGCACTGATAGCCAAACTGTGCCAGTACTTCACGAACTGCCTGACGAGTACCTTTGATTTGATGTTGGCGAAAGGATTTTTTAATCAGTTGACGCTGTAAAGAGGGTTGCCAACTGGTATCCCATGAGTCGACTGAATATTGCCAAGCAAGGAAAGACAGGAATGAATCTGGTGCGTCATCAATTGATGTCAGCGTTTTGATTGCTACGGGTAATGCACTATTTTGTGATGTGACTGCTGTGACATTTCGCTCAAATTGAGTGCTATTCGGAGGAAGTAATTGGCTCATTCAACCCCTCCGATCGTTACTGAAATATTAGTGCAATAAGAGGCTTGTTCTGGCGTTAATACCACATCGGTAAGGGGACTAATTAACTCGACTCGATTTACTCCATTAATATGTAAAGCTGCATAAATTGCAGATATACGAATAGAACGACCGAGCCGTTTTTGTTTGGTGGCATAGGCAGTCACATTAGCCATTGCTTGTTGCAACAGCGTCGCCGCTTCTGGGTCTTTACCAATGTAGAGTTTGGCATTAATGGCATAGTTAACAATCGATGCCGACTGAACGGTGACCCGATCTCCAATAGGACGGACATCTTCTGCGGTCACCGCATTTGTGACAATTTGAATCAGTTCTGGAGAAGCAGCTCCAGTTAAAGAGTCCGCTTGTAAAATGGTTAAAGTGACATAGGCAGGTTGAGGTGAAACCACTGAAACATCACCCACACGACCATCGGCATCACGCGCAAATTTTTTATAAGCAGCTTCAGGACCTGCAACGGATAAGGTATCAAAAGCCAGTTGAATCCGTTCACGGAAAGCATCGTCTGATTCCATGACAGCTTCAGTTGGTGGTGTAGTGGAATTATCGGCTGGAGAAACAACTAGACGTTTAACATTGAAGTTAGCGCCGAGTTGGTCTAAATCATTTTTTGTTGCATAAGCCAATAACAGGGCACGAGCGGCCTGATTAATCCGATTCCGTAAAATCATTTCCCGATAACAGTTTTCTTGAACCAGTTTAACCAGAGGTTCACTTTCACGTGTCAGTGTTTGGCGAATAGAGGGTTGCTCTTCGCTTGGCCAGAGCTGAATAAGTGCTTCTTTACGCTCGGTATATAGAGCTTCAAAGTCAATTTCTTCGATGATATCTGGTTGAATCAATTGCGAAAAATCAACACTCATAGCGAAGACCCGTAATTTAAAGGAATAGAGAGTTTCTTGGTTTGATCTGTACCGACGAGCTGCATTTCTAGGTCAATCTGGAAGCGACTATCTTCGGCTTTGGAAAACTTGGCACTGGTCAGTTTGACTCGGTCTTCCCAAGTCATAATGGCTGTAGCACTGGCTGCCATGACTTGCAGACGGACAGCATCATTAAAGGGTTGGTCAATCAGTTTAAAAATCATGGAGCCATATTCACGACGCATAACCCGACTCCCAATTGGGGTGAATAGAATGTCCTGAATAGATTGTTTGATGTGGGGAATCACATCAAGGCTTTGACCAGTTTCACGCGACATCATGCTTTGGATACTCCTGTATCAGAGCCACCCGCTTGAACCCCGCCATGTTTATGATTTTTCAGGCTAATGCTTCCAGCTTTCACATCGGCTTCGGTACTAAAGTTACCTGAAGAATGACTGCTGCCTTGAACGAGCTGGCTACCGCCTACGGTGTTATTGCCAGTCATTGCGGTGCTGCCATTCACTTGCAGATTTCCATTGATGGTGGTGTCACCATTCACGGTGATGCCCCCAGTTGCGGTGAGAATGGCAGTACCGCCATTGGGAAGAATTGCCTGTAAGGAATGGTTGGCTGTGTCATAGCTGATCATGGCACCATCTTCATAAACTCTTAATTTGATGTTGGGATTCAATGACGGAGTGGGAAAAGCTTCATTATTTAAACCCACCAAAACAATGCCGAGCGTCAGCTCACCCGTAGGGCTAAAGACCACACATTCTTCATTGATACTGGGTAAGTCATGGCTAAGGTCTGCACCTGCACGCAGATTGAATAGACGTAATTCATCAGTCACGATGTCGCCTAGATCGACAGTGACTGTATGAAAAGGTTTAGCAGGGGTAACGCTTTTAATTCGACCTAAACGGATCAAATTTTCTAAGCGACGATGGATTTCAGCACTCATGTGCCTACTTTGCGTTAAGGCTGCGTGTCTTGCATTAATGGCATTTTGTAAGAGGGGATACTACAAAGAGAACTTCTTCATTTTAGCGACAAAGTTAAGTCTTTAAATGTCGCATCACAGCGTCTTCAATTAACTGAATATCGCTTGCTGTGAATCCCAACAGTTCACGTTTGGGGTAGGTAATTGATGGACCATTTTGGCTGACGCGAGCACGTAAACCTTCTTGGTGAATACGAGCCACAAAAACCACATTACTTAAAAAACCAACACTGACCTTTTCGGCATTAGAAAAGTTTCTAAAATATCGTTGGGCACGTAATTTAGTAAACATCTTGCGACGGATCCGTTTACCGTCTCGTAACCGTCTTGGAGTATAGCTAGAACCATCGGGATTAAGTTGAGCCGCAATCCGTTGTTGTTGGCTCTGTCTCAAATCTGCACCGACTTTTTTATTCAGTTTAGACATCTCACCATCACTGAGTTTATTCAGTAATGGTGTCAGGTATTTAACCAAATCATCTAAGTTTTCACGCATGGTTTAACTCACTGAGGTTTTTTTGCCAAAGGCATTTCAAGTGCAACAGTATTAGAAGGGTCAATACTGGTCCATGTTGCTAAAATATTGCCTTGCTCATCGGCAAGTTCACACTCGGTCGCTGGCAATGCTGGTGAATATTGAGGTTCATCAGGATAAGAAAAATTGAAGCTGCCGTTGTCTTGTTTTTTAATAATCACACGTTCTGTCAGCTCAAATTCAAACATCACATCGGCTTTGTCATTGTCCAGAAATTCAGCTTCAAACTTCACAGCATTCTTGTTCTTCTCTAAATTGGCGAGCAATTCAGACTGATTCACCCGCAGCCATTGAAATAGTAAAAAGGCAATCAAGTCGGGATCCCCCGTGAAGTCCTGAATAATGAACTTCACTGGTGAAATGCTTTCCATGCCGTAGCCGTTGGCAAGGATAGAACGATAGCGACCGCTTTCAATATGCATGCTGAGTTTGTCTGGATTATCCTGAAGAAACTTCAGATGGCTCACCAAATACTCTCGAAGGTTATTGGGCTTTTTCATGCTGCATTGCTCTGATAGCTAGGATCCAGGCGGTTCATAACGCGAAGAAACTTGGTGTCATAGCCGAGTTTTTTATAATTGCGACCGTTATACAGACTAAATACAGCATCCCAGTTCTCCTGGCGTAATGCCTCCAGTAAAGTCCACTTTTTGCCAGCGACCGTACCTGACTTGAACTCGCAGAAACGTAGAAAAGCTTCAAACTGTAGGCTTTCACTTTGATAGTGCTGTTTGATAAATTCTTGTACAGATGAATAGCCAAGGTCTTTCCAGTTTTCACCCATCAATTGGAAACGTCCCCAAGAAGCAGACATCAAGGCACAGTCTTCATCAATTTGTTTGGCCAAAGCCAAACGGGTGTATTCAGCCGCATTACCATGATAGCCACCAGTCTGAGTGTTCACGATATTGGGGTACTGCTTCATCATTTGGTCAGCAAAGTCTTTTCCACATTTCTGGTTGAGGTAAAAATACATACGGTGACGTTCAAACAGAATCTTTGGTCGACCATCAGGCAAGTAACCATCACCAAGTGTTTCAACTTCGGCAATTGCGCGAATGACAATTTCAGGGATATCTAGACGTTTTGCACCAGCCGTTAAGTCTGCATCTTTTAGATGTTTAGAAAGGTCTAGCCCTTTGAGCGCATTCAATGTTGCATTCCCAACAATACCATCCACTTTTATGCCGATTTTTTTCTGAAATTGAATCACGGCATATTCAGTGCTTTCACCAAAATCACCATCTACAGATAGCGACTTGTTATTTTTTCCCCTCATACCTTGTTTAATCAGGAGTCTCTGTAGCTCAGAAACGGCTGAACCTTTACTTCCAAACTTTAATAATTTCATGATGTACTCCAGATCAGTTTGGCAACATTACCGCGACTACGTAGCACAATCATGGCAAGTAATATGGCGAAGATGGCATCCCATAGGGTGACAGGATCTTTAAAGAAAAGAATGTGAACAGACTGCCCAAGGAATGAGGCAATCAACAATGCTGCGAGCCAAGAATAGCCACGGTGAAAAGGTGTTTCTTCACGACTAAAGCAGATAATCCGAACACCAGAAAAGAGATAAGCTAAAACAGCAATGGTTTGAAATAAGAGTTCGATCATGAGGCACCTCCACCTCGAAAAGTTTTCCAAATGTCAGAAAGTTTGGATGCCTTTACCCAATCTACGGCCTTCACCAAAATGAACAGAGAGAAGGTCGATGCAATCAAGGCAGCAGTGGCATCACTGGTGATAAAGGTTCGACTGGTAATTTCAGGGGCAAGTAAGTAGCCAATACCTGTCGAAAGCAGCATGGTGCGTAAACGTTGCCATGCCGATAAGTCTTTTTCATAAGTCGCAATAAATGCAGCACCCAATACAGCGCCCAGCAAGGCATTACCGTTAATAAAGGGTAGAATGGAAACAGCACTTAGACTGAGGGCTGTTGCGGTGGTGGTTGTAGCAGTTGGTTCAGGCATGCTTAATCCCATAAGTTAATTGTTTTTGTTGTCTGCTGTTGCGTAGGGATATCAGGCAAAATCACTTCTGTGCCCAGCGTGAGTATTGGTCCTTGTTCAGCCAGAGTAGGGTTATATTCCAATACAGTTTCTGTGACACCAGCAGTCCGACCGTAATAACGCCAGCAGATCAGATCAATCGTGTCCCCCTGAACAGACTTCACTTTTTTCATATCAATTCCACAGTACAGCGACTTGTCCCCAACAAGTCCCGAATAGCCCAGCGTAAGTTTCGTCGATGGTCATCAATGGTCGGTGCTAATTGTTCAGCCCGCTTCTGACCATCACTGGTGCTGTCATAGCTTCGATATTTTTCGTTAATGTCTGCGGCAATCGCTGAATGAACTGCCCGTAAATACAACAGTTCTGTGTTGGGTTTACCATCGATATTGGACGTAGCAAGTTCATTTAAAGTTGCTGCTTTCAATTTTAGTGAGCGTAGTTGGTCATTAATTTCCAATATGGCTGCAATTGCTGCATCTTTCAGGCGAGCATTAGAAACACTGCCATCTAAGCGCACGGATTCGCGGATCAGGTTCAATTTCAGATTGGGAAAGAAGCTATCATTCACAATCAGCTCATCTGGTGTGGTGGTTGGGGCATTAAAGCTAAAACCAGTCATCGTCATATCCTAGGTGGTCGGTGGATGATGGTTCAGAACAACAACTTAAAAGTTCTGTCATCCCCATCATGCCGACCAGGTGCGGGGGGCACAGGTTAAGAAGACGCAGCAGCTTGCTGTTCCTCTAATTGTTTGGCCAAGAGCTTTTCAGCACGATCAAGGTCTTGCTTACAGCCGACATTGTCTTTCTTGGCAATGGCTTTTTTCATGTACTCAATCGCAGGTACATAGTTCTCTACAGACAAGAAAATCTTGCCAATCGCGCAATACAACTTGGCGCGAATTGGGTCGTGCAGGTCATAGCTTTCAGTGAGCTGTTCCGCTTGAAGCAATATGTTCAAATCAAACACATCGCCCGCTTTTAGTTTGCTCAAAGCCGCATTGGCAATTTCTTCTGCCACAATGCTTGGGGTGTCACGACTGAATGAATCAGGCATATCTAAACCATGTGCTAAAGCAAACACGGCAATTTTTAAGCCCAAGTCAAACATGCCAGCATCTAAACACCACAGCATGATGGTGGTGACAATTTCATCTTCCACCTTTTGATTGGCAGCCAAAATACCTTCGACATAAGGCAGGTATTTGGGAATCAATTTGGCTTTTGCTTCAGCACGGCTTTCATCCGATTTAATGTGTGAAAGCAGTGATTTATCGTTTTTCAGTTCGGCCAGTTGAAGCAGGTAAACGGAAGCATCTTGGCGGGTTGCTCCAAAGGCATCCGCCTTTGCAGATTTTTCTGCTAATACGCGAAGGTAGTGATTACGTGCATGGTTCATAGATCACCTACAGAACTTCAATGTTTTCAACCAAAGCCACTTTTTCATAGGCTTCAATCACATAGTCTTCGTTGCTTGACTGATAGTCTGCAACACGGTTTTTCTCAGGTTCTTCACGAATAAAGCGACGTTTACCACCTTCTTGGTAGTAAATAGACAGGTTATCGAGAGAAGTGATCAAGAAAGCATTGTCTGGGAAGAAGGGAACGCGAACAGCAGGTAAGCCACCAATCTGTTTTTGACCTACCAAAACCTGACCTGCAAGCGTGTTCTGGTTGTCTTGGTCTTGGTTCAAAATGGCAAAGTTTTTATCGTTCAATAATGAACGACCACAAATCACCACAAGGTCAGTTGCATCTTGATGAACTTCATCTATCAAGCTATCAACTGACTGTTTGACCAAGGCATCCAAGTTTTTATAGTCACCAGAAGAACCAATGGTGATTTTTCCTGAACCCACTACAACTTCAGTCATGTTGCGTTCAGGGCTACGGGTACGAATTTTATGTAGCCAGCCTTCGTTGACATCTTGCAGCAATGGATTGGTGTTGCGGTTGGTGGTTGCTGCAATGCTTGTCCCATTCCAGCCAATCATGATGCGGTCTAAACCAATGGCTTTGGCACAGGCACCCGCCCATTTTTCAGGGAAGTCGGCAAACTTTGCCCAGGCATCAATTTTTGAATAGAGCAAGGCAATGTCAAAGTCTGTTTTTTGACAAGCATAGGTATTTGCCGATAAACCTGTCGGATCGGATGGATTACGTTTGGCATCACCTGTGGTATCGGTACGACCTGCAATGGTGCTATTTACAGAAAGACCAATGGCTTGACCTGTCGCTTCAACCACTTCAATGACATTGATACGACCCAGAAATTCGCTAGAGAGTTGAATCTTTTCTTCCAGCTTTTGTGCAGGTGTCGGGGCAACAGTGAACTGAACCGCTGCACTGTCCACTTCGTTAATGCGGGCAACTTCGCCCATGTAGTGATTAAACTTTTTACGTGTATCGTTACGCATGATTAAAGAATTCCGTGTTAATAAACAACAGCAGCATTACTGCCCGAATGCCCAGTGCTTTCAGGTCGCTTGTGATGATTTGGGTCAGGTTGATGATTGAATGAATCTGAAAGGGCGTTGTGCTTTTGTTCAAGTTCGCTGTACTTGGTTTGCAGCTCGTTGAGTTCCTGCTGCATTTTTGAGAAAGCCGTACTTTGTTTGCCAAAAGTTTCTGCAATTTGCTCGAGTACTTTTTTGACTTCGGTAAAGTTCAGTTTGGCTTCTGCGCCTTGCTGTTCAATTTGAGGAGAAAACAGGTCACTGAACTTCTGAACCATTCCAGCAAATAAGCCTTTGCTGTCATCTTCAAATTCAATTTGAGCTTCTTCAGCAATTGAGAAGGCATTTTTTTCTGCATTTTCACCAAACTTGGCAACCATGCTAGAAAAGCTCAATTTTTCAGTGCCGATAGAGGCAGGGGAATCGGTCACAGCCAAGCCCACCAAATAGGCCTCGCCTTTGCCTTGGAAGTTCGGATCAATTTCAATACTGGTGAAAATCTTCTGGCGCTTTTTATTCATTTCCACTAAGTCAGCAGTTGCATCAATTTGTGCAAACAATGCCAGCTTCTTTTCACCGTTAATGTCGACTTCTTCGGCTTTTGCAGCAAGTACATCACCATAAGCACGGAAGGAAGAATCGGGCATGACACCACGTAAGTGTTCAACCCAAATACGAGCGCCATATACAGACTGGTTGTAATTTTTTGCAGCTTGTTCAATCCAAGAGCGTTCAATCACGCGCTTATCAATAGTTTCTCCTTCGACTGCAACACGAAAGAACTTAGATTTATTTGTCATGTGTTTAACCGTTCTGGAATTTACTCATCAAATAATGAGCATCATTAAAAGTCCGACGGCATTAGTAAATAAATTGGATTTGTAAGAGGGGATGCTACAAAAAGGAAGTATGATTTGAGGGAATGGATTAAGGAAAATTCACACAAATGATGTAGAAAAATTAACACGTCACTCTAGAGGTATGAATTACAAAATGATCCCAGTTTTTTTATAAGAAAAAATAGACCAAATAGTTAAATTTAAAAATAAATTGAAACAATCTCATATACAAACTGTGATCAGTTCTACTTTACAGCCTAATATCAGAATGCTAATAATCATAATGATTTACTTTAGAATAAATAAATCACTTAAAGGAGACCTAAAGTGATGAATAGAATAGATTTAAAGTTAATAAAAAACGGTACGGAAGAAGAGTTTGTTTTAAAAAGTTGTATCGTTGAGTCAATACTGATCACCAGTAAAGATATAAATACACTTGTAGAAGAGGGGGATTTTCTTCACCATTCATTGCCCGATGGAATTGTTGAAAAGTACCTAGTCGATGAAGTAATTTCAAATACGAATGAACCTCCTCATTACGAGATTTATGTTTCAAAACTGAATTAAATTACTTATTAAAACTGTCCATAATGCTCAGATGATGAAAATTATCTGAGCATTATTTTTTTTTGGAATTTTCACAAGATGTTCTTTAAGAAATCCTTTTGTAAGAGGGGATGCTACAAAATACAAAGAATGATCGGTGCGATAAAAACTGAATAATAAGCACAAAAGCAAAAAGCCAAGAACGGCAATTCTTGGCTTTTTTATTTCCAACCCTTAGTTCAAGTAAGGATCAAAAATATGAGTCATAACAATACTAAATTTTTAGTTAAGTTTCTAGGAGCGACAATGGAAGCCATGAACTTAAAACCAGAAAGTTTTGTGAAAATATTCTGGAATCTCGCTTTTATCGCAATAGCCCTGATGGTGACGAAAACACTTTTAACGATAGTTTTATTTTATGTAGGGCTTCCACAATGATGGAAAAACTAGCTAAAAATAAGGAATTACGTATTTGGACGTATATCCAGTTTGCCTACATTTTACTTGGCATTTTAATTACCCAACTTGCTCCAATCCTTACAGCTATTGCCAACGTTATCCAAACTCTTAAATAAATCCTCTTTGTAAGAGGGGATGCTACAAAAGCGAAATCAAGCATTGTGCAAAGTGCGTTGCTTTAATTGGCGCATGAATACATTTGACACCGAACGCTTCGAGCTAACTTTCGACAACCGAGTAAAGGCAAAGTTCCTTTACTGGATGGGTTGGCGTATTAGCAGTATTGCGGAATACCTACAGGAAAATGAAAAGACCGTTCACTCATGGAAAGCCCGTGACGAATGGGACAAAGATGCACCTGAAGGAATTGCAGCACAGGCACTCGAAGCCCGTTTGTGTACCTTGTATTTATTAGATAAGAAAACACCAGGCGATTTTAAAGAAATCGACCTGTTAGAACGTCAAAAAGACAAATACGCACGACGCGAAAAATACCTGACCGATGGCGGTAATGAAGCCGACATTAACCCAAAAATTCAAAACCGTAATGCCAAACCGAAAAAAATGCCGAAGCGTAATCTCATTACTCAGGCAATGATTGAAAAGGTTCAGGCAGATTTTGAAGAAGGGCTGTTCGATTACCAACGCACATGGTTCAAAGCCAAAAATCAGCGTTCACGTAATATCTTAAAAAGCCGCCAAATTGGGGCAACCTATTACTTCGGGCGTGAAGCCTTTGTCGATGCCATTACAGGCGGGGGCAATCAGATTTTCCTTTCTGCTTCCAAAGCACAGGCACACGTTTTCAAATCCTACATTAAGTCTTTTGCCGCAGAGTCGATTGATCTCGATTTACAAGGCGATCCAATCGTACTGAACTTTGAAGAAGGTCCACCTTCAGAACTTATATTCTTAGGCACCAACGCCAAAACTGCTCAGGGCTTCCACGGCAATTTTTATTTCGATGAATACTTTTGGGTGCATGGCTTCCAGACTTTACAGAAAGTTGCCTCTGGTATGGCTATGCATAAACGTTGGCGCAAAACCTATTTCTCCACACCATCTTCAAAAAGCCACGAAGCCTATAACTTCTGGACAGGGGAAATCTTTAACAAAGGTAGAGCCAAAGACAAACGGCTGAATATTGATGTCAGCCATGAAGCCTTAAAAGATGGTCGACTCTGTGAAGACAAAATTTGGCGACAAATTGTCACTATTTTAGATGCCGAGCGCGGTGGCTGTGACCTGTTCGATATTGATGAATTACGCTTTGAGTATTCGGCAGAAAGTTTTGCCAACTTGCTCATGTGTATGTTCATGGATGATGGGCATTCAGTCTTTCCACTATCAGTCATGCAACCGTGCATGGTGGACTCATGGGTACTGTGGGATAGAGACTTTAAACCATTAGCCCTTCGTCCATTTGGCTATCAGGAAGTATGGGTCGGTTATGACCCTGCCGAATCGGGCGACACCGCGGGTTTAGTGGTGATTGCACCGCCATCTATCAATTATTCAAAATTCCGCCTACTTGAACGTCATCAATTCAAAGGGATGGACTTTCAGGCACAAGCGGCTTACATCAAAAAAATCTGTGAAAACTACCGTGTGACCTACATTGGTTTAGACATTACAGGCATGGGAACAGGCGTTGCCCAACTGGTACGCCAGTTCTTCCCGGCACTGACCACCTTTAGCTATTCGGTCGAAGTTAAAACCATGCTGGTACTGAAAGCGATGGATGTGGTGCATCAAGGTCGTTTTGAGTTTGATGCAGGCTGGACTGATGTTGCACAAAGCTTTATGGCAATTAAAAAGACCATGACTGGATCAGGTCGTCAATTCACTTTTGAAGCCACACGTTCGGAAGAAGTCGGGCATGCCGACCTTGCTTGGGCGTGTATGCATGTCTTTGCCAATGAACCACTGGAAGGGCGTAACGTCCACAATACTGCTGCAATGGAAATATTCTAATGTCTGAGACTCAAAACTTGCCTGTTGTGGCACAAAACAATGGCATTCAAGCCTTTACCTTCGGTGACCCTGAACCTGTTTTAAATACGCATGACTACATGAGCATGTTTCAGGTGTACTGGAATGGTACTTACTATGAACCGCCAGTGAGTTTAGAGGGTTTGGCAAAGTCTTTCCGTTCTACGCCTTATTTGTCGACCGCCATTATTTATAAGCGTAATCAGTTGGTTTCTGCTTTTAAGCCTAACAAGTTGATGTCTTCTAAATCATTCGAACAATTGGTTATGGACTTTTTGGTGTTTGGAATGGGCTATGTAGAAGCCATAAAAAGTCGCTCTAACCAAGTGGTGCAGGTAACCACGCCTTTAGCCAAATACATGCGACGTAAACAAGACCCGAAAGAATTTTTAATGATTACGGAAAACTGGAAGTATCACCATTTTGAGCGAGATTCAGTTTTTCAGGTACGTGAGTGCGATATTAATCAGGAAGTGTATGGCACACCTGAATATTTGGCGGCTTTGCAGTCTGCTTGGTTGAATGAATCCGCGACTTTGTTCCGTCGTAAATACTATAACAATGGTTCTCATGTTGGGTTTATTTTGTACCTGACCGATCCGCAGCAGAATGAAGACGATGTAAACAATTTACGTCAGGCACTCAAAGACAGTAAAGGACCAGGGAACTTTAGAAATCTGTTTTTGTATTCACCGAGTGGGAAGCCCGATGGTATTAAGTTGATACCTGTGTCGGAAGTGGCAGCCAAGGATGAGTTTGCACATATTAAGTCCATTACGCGGGATGACATTTTGGCGGCTATGCGTACACCGCCTCAGTTACTTGGCATTATTCCCAATAATACGGGTGGTTTTGGGTCGATTACGGAAGCAGAGCAGGTACATTGGAACTCGGAAATTATTCCGCTTCAGCACCGTATAGCAGATCAGGTGAATGAATGGGCAGGGCAGAAGCTCATTACGTTTAAGTCTTATGCTGAAGTAAGAGGCAAGCTTTTAAATGAAAAATGAAGAAGTCGTAAGGAGAATAAAAATGGAAATAAAGTTATCGCCATATTTAAGATTTTGTATTGGGACAGCAATTCTTTTGATTGCAGTAAGTCCATTTATTTGCGCGCTGGCTTATAGTTTTGGAAGATAAGTGAGATCGCAATGTATGGAGGCATCTGAGGTCTACAGGTAAAAGATAGGGTCCTACTCGTGCTAGGATTGTGAATCCGATCAATCAGTAGTTTAACGTGACTGTTATTAGCTTCTATGTGTAGAAACGCTAAAAAAACTAGACTTAAAGTATAGAAATAATATAATTAAACTGCTATTTTTGGTAAAAATTACCAAAAAATGATTTATAAAAGGGTTGAAATTAATGTTAATACAATTTTCTGTTGAAAATTTTAGATCTATCAAGGGAGAACAGACGCTTTCAATAGTTAAAGACTCTTCAAATGAGATGTCTGAAAATTATTTTGAAACAGAAGCACCATTAGTACCTATGTTATTGAGAAGTTCTGTTATTTATGGAGCAAATGCATCAGGTAAGTCTAATGTATTGAAAGCATTAAAGTGCATGGCATCAATTGTTGAAAATTCAGCTCATAAAAAAATCAATAAGAATCTTCCTGTAGAACCATTTTTATTAGATTCGGTCTTTTCGGAGCAACCTACAACTTTCAGTGTAAGTTTTGTAGTGAATTTACCTGATGAAGAAACTGGAGAATTAAGACCAGTTCGTGCAGATTATGGTTTTTCTGCAAATAAAAAACAAATTATAGAAGAGTGGTTAAGTATTTATCCCAAGAAACGTGAACAAGCATGGTTTCATAGAGTTTTTGATGAGGATACAGAGGAGTATGTTTGGCTTAAAGAATCTAATTTTCTAAAAGGTGAGAAGAATACTTGGAAAAAAAGTACAAGAATAGATCAGTTATTTTTATCAATTGCAGTGCAGCTTAATAGTGAACAATTAAAACCTATTTATGAATGGTTTTCAGAGAGTCTAAAAGTTATTACTAGTGATAGATTAAACAATCAACCAGCTATTAGCTTTTGTAAAGAAAATGAAATACTGAAAAACTTAGTTATTGATTTTTTAAAACATGCTGATATTGATGTAGATGATATTGTTATTAAAAAACATAATATTAGTTTCGAGAATTTTCCAGATGAATTTCCAGATGAGCTGAAAGAAAAAATCAAAGAAGATTTTGAAGATCATTTAATGGCATATTTTATTCATACAGATGAAAATGGAAAAAGTATTAGAATTGAACTTGATGATGAATCTGATGGAACTCAAAAATTATTTGAATTTTCTGTATTAATATTTATTGCCTTATTAAAAGGATATATATTAGTAATTGATGAATTGAATAAAAGTTTACATCCAGACTTAGTTCGATACCTTATTAGTATTTTTAATTCTAGTGAAAATAAAAAAAATGCACAGTTAATTATAACAACACATGAAACATCAGCATTGCGTAAAGATTTATTACGTAGAGATCAAATCTGGTTTTGTGAGAAGAATAAAGATAAATCAACAACACTTTACCCATTAACCGATTTTAGTCCTCATAAGAATAGAGAAGATATTGAAGAGAGTTATTTATCTGGTAGATATGGTGGTAAACCAATTATCAATAAATTTAAATTCCCAGAAGATCTTGTAATTGAATTTGAGGAATAATCGAAGTGATACAAAGTCGAAGAAAAAATATTAATTTAGCAAGAAATGGTGTAAGAAGAGATCCATTTGATTTAATCCTTATTGTTACTGAAGGTGAAAAAACAGAACCACTTTATTTCAAAGATTTACGGTCTAAAGAAAAACTTTCATCTACAAATGTTGAAATCACAGGTGATTGTGGGTCTGATCCTGTATCAGTAGTAAAGCATGCAATAAAGCTATATGAAGAATCAGTTGCAGAAAAAAATCAGAGTAAGCTTTTTGATATAGCATTTTGTATTGTTGATAGAGATAAGCATCCTAACTTCTATCCAGCACTTCAAATGATAGATGAGTATAATAAGAAGTCAAATAAAATGATTCTTATACCCATAAAATCTTATCCTTCATTTGAATATTGGTATTTATGTCATTTAACCTATACTCGAGCTCCATTTGTTGAAACCCAACGGAAAAGTTCAGGTGATCTTTGCTATGACTTATTACAACAACATTGGAAAGAAAAACTCGAAGGAAGCTACGGGAAAGGTAAAGACAAAGTCTATTCTATTTTTGATGGAAAGAAGTTGTTAGATACGGCAATGATTCATGCGGAAAGAGCACTAAAAGATGCTGATTCTACAGCCGAAAATAATCCTTCTACAGAAGCTCATTTTCTTGTTTCATATCTATTAAATGTTAAAGAGGTTGGGTTGCAGGTCAAGTCTGTTTTAGATCCAATTTTTGAATTTTCTATTACTGTGGAACGTTATCTTCCTATCAATGATAATTTTGAGAAAAAACTAGGAAAGCTCCAATCTTTTCTGGATAGTATTAATAAAGAATATGAACCTCAGTTAGCAACTTTACTTTCTAATAGTAACAAGTTGACTAAAGTGAATATTTTCAGAATTAAGTTTATGAGACAGTATTTAAATGAGTTGCAGAACCGTCTAATATTGGGAATGGAAGAAATATTAGATGAACAAATTAATGAGGAAGAACAAAAAAAATGTGCTAACTCTTAAATTTCGCTAGTTTCCATTTAAAAAAAGGTGAGTTTCTGTCAGGACTCACCTTTTTTAATTCCAAAATAATTTCTACCACTTATTTGGGTGTTAGTGCCTTGATGACTTCAGCGGATGACTTGGCGACATCAGATGATGTTTTAAGCTGTTCAGTTACAATATTACCAATTTCATTTAATGTTGTTAGATCACTATTGTTTCCGAAATATTTTGGAATAAGTTCCTTACGAATATTCTTTTTATCTTTTTCCTCCAAATCAAATATATATGTTGGTAGCGCATCGAGTTCTAAACGTATACGTTGTGCTTGATCTTTTTTCTTCTGATAGTGTACAGCTTGCTTGATAAGAAAAGTGATTAGAGTAATTGAAATGAATATACCTGTTAATTTTAAAGCCCAATAATCATAGTTATCTATTTCTAAAATAGTTTTAAAATATTTTTTTTGTTCTAAAATAAATATTGAGAATAAAACTGTAAGTACGATTGTAATAAGAGCTAAACCTAAATATATATAAAAAGCGAGTGAGGACTGTCTTTCAGATTTTTGGTATACATGACTTGTTTTTGCATTTTTTAGCACTTCATTTAATCTTCTAAACTTATTGATTTCACTATTAAGTTCTTGCCAAACAGAATCATAAAAATTTTTCATTCCATTTTTATAACTAGAATGTATAGAATCGTAACTTTCCAACAGTGTAATAATCTCTATATAATGTGTGGCAAGTTCTCTGTCTTCTACTTGATCGTAATTAATTTTTATTAGTCCATTTTTAATAGTTTCAAGTAGATAGACTTCATTTGTAGTGAGATTCTCGATTCTATGTTTAAGACTATAAATAGTTTGATGTGGCGGGTAATTTTCTAATAAAAAATTCGGTTTCTTATTTATATAACTTAATATCTCGATTTTTAAGTTCTCTGCAGACTCTATTAAGCTTGGCTCAGGTTTAGCAAGTTTAAACCTGTCATTATTAAATTTTTCTTTTTTCTCTTCTTCATTGAAAAGCTTTCTATAAACTAAATCTTTGAAACTATCTATTAATTTTTTGATTATATTCGGAATGAATTTTTTTAAATAACGTACTTTTTTTATACAATATGAATTAAAGAATATAAGATCAATGATAAATATAAAATTAAGAATTGTTAATATCGCTAAGAAAGTTTTCATTATACGCTTGTCCCCACTTGACCCAGCAATAGTATCTAAGCTACTCTAAAAAGACCACCCACATGGTGGTCGAGATTGGCGTCTCGTTATTGATCTAATCGCGTGAACCCGCGTAAGCGGTTTTTTTACGCCTGTACTTCTTATGCCTAATTTTTAGCGTAAGATTTGTTATGGTGGGTTGTACGGTGGCAACTTCGGTTGCGCCGGATTGATTAGATCATCGGTACGCCAACTCCGTGCAACCCATCACCCTATGATTGGCGTCGTAGTGTGATGAAAACCTAAAGAATAATTAGGAATTTCGTCATGAGAAATAATTTTCAGGCACAAACTCGTCTAGACAAAATCTGTATTAAGCGTCTAACTTCTCCAGACTTTGCACAAAAACTAAGTTTTAAATCACGCATCATCCATTGGGTGAAAGGCGGTGCAAAATGAATGCACTCGACCTCAGCCAAGCTGTCTTCATTCAAGACCAACAAATCAAAACCGATAGCCTCAAAGTTGCCGATGCATTTGGTAAAAGGCACACTCATGTTTTACGAGCTATTGAATCCTTAGATTGTCCAAAAGAATTTAACGAGCCCAATTTTGGGCTGGTTGAATATATTGATGCGAAAGGCGAATCTCGTCCTATGTACGAAATGAGCAAAGACGGTTGGATGTTCTTGGTCATGGGCTTTACTGGAGAGAAAGCCGCACAAATCAAAATCGCATTCATCAATGCCTTTAATGCTATGGCAACGCTACTCCAAAACCAACAACTCATCGAGCAGCAGGGCATACAAGTCGGCACAAAAGTACGCCTAAACTCAGGCAGTCCAGAACTTACCGTAAACAAACTCATGACTAATGCAGAAGGCATACTCGACCAAGTCGAAGTCACATGGTTCAGCAACCGACTGCACAAAACCACACTGTCTATACATGCAGTCGTCCCAGTGATCGCACGGAACAATGCAGTCCTGCAACATTTTTGGGAAGCCATCCACCAGTACGGCTTGCACTTACTCAACCATAGCCACAAGCCAAACCACATTGCACTGAACCTGCCGCAAGTCTGCGCAGCCATTCATGGATTGCCAGACAGCAAAGCACTCATACAAGAACTAGCAGCCAGTACCTATCCATACCCGCACTACATACAACACGGTCATGCCGTGCGTAGCGTGATAGATGACAAAACCCATCGCTGCATAGTGTTCAAGCAAGCCGCAGTACAGTTGGGAGGTGCAGCATGATTCCACATCTTAAAGCAGGCAACCCACCAGCAGACTTAGAAGACCTACTGGAAACTGTAGGTGACTCCATAGAAAAGCTAGAGCTTTTCATCTCTGCCATGTCCCGCATGCACTATGACGATGGCATACCAAGTGACGAGTTCAATGCCATCATGTGCAGCCTTCACCTCCAAGTCCACGAGATCCAACAGCAACTCGCAGTAAAACCATAA